TCTAAGTGCAGCATCTTCTGTTGGACGATTAACATTGGAGCGTGGACGATCTGGCCCTTGCTTCGCTGGCATACCAGCCTTTTCACGTAAGTCCTCCACAATTTGCAGAACACGTGTTGGGTTATTAGCAAGTTGAACTAATACTTTATGTCCACGCTGGCGCTCGTCACCTTCTTTTCTTGTTAGTAACTCTTTTTGTTGATTACTACCATGCACTCGTACTAAAGCTTCAATAGCTCCAGCCATGCGTTGTGCTTCAGGCCATGTAAGGTCACCGGGCATTTTGGTATCAGCAACGCGACCTACTGGATTAAACGCAGAGAATGTTTCTGGCGTTGCACCAAATCGTTGCACCATGGAGTTGAATTTGTCTAGTAAAGGAACGTCTAAACCAGATTGGGTCCTTGCTTTATCTGACAAACTTCCAAGGTAATTCATCAACTTACCCTTAGTTACTCGGTAAGCTTCAGGGTCTTTGATGTCATTACCAATTAACTGATCTGCAATTGCACTCATCTCGGTATTGATTGCTGCCGTAGATTTGTTTTTGTTAGAACCAGACACACGCGTCTGCCCATAAGATCCACCTTCAACAAAGTCAGATCCTAATGCAGATATAGCCTTTTTTTCTAACGCAGTAAATTCAGCCCATGCAGCTTTTTTAGCAGGGTTACTCATAATTTCGTATAGACGACGTTGTGCTGGAGTACCTTCTTTATTAGCAGTTATGCCTTCCATTGTAGAAGGATGTAATCCGTCAAAGTCAGTAAAGAACGTTACTAGCCTGTCAGTATCATTGCGAGTAACGCGTTCGCCTTCTGGTTTTACTACAGTAGCTTTGTCAATGCGTCCTTGTTCTTGGCCTCTTGTAACTGCAGTTCCAATTTCAGTTGGCTTAGTAGGGTGTGCTAATACATTTTTAAATGTTTGACTACTGTCAGCAATCTTAGCTAACATCTCACCTACCGATGGATGTTTCCCACCATTATTCATATCTTCCGAACCCGGAACATAATCATTTGGTCTGACTGGACTAGTAATACTATGCCAAATAGCATTTGCTAATTTAAGATCAAGTGGACGATTTACATCAGTGCTAAATGTATTGCGTCCTGTTTTTGCAGTTGGTGGCGCATCTCCAGGTCTTACTGGACCTTCAGCTGGAGCACTTCCTTCTACAGATAATTTAGTACGTCCCTTACCTTTTTGATTGCCAATATCTGTACGGCCACCGGGTGCTGCAGCCATTGTTCTTTCAAGCAGGTATTGATACAGCTCTGGATTACTGTCTTTAATATCGGCAATTACATTAAATGCTTGCTTCCCAAAATTAGGGATATTAGTCCTACCTGTATTAGTGACACCTAAATCTAAGCCCGTCATATCCTTAAATGCTTGTGTGTACAGTTTTGTTTGCTGTACATCAGGGGAATATTGTTCAGTCTTTATCTTTACAATTGGTGCACCTGTCTGATCTACTTTTCCAGTTGGAACACGTGCTTCACGCGATACACCAGATCGTGGAAGAATCATGTCAAAGTCAGTAGATGACAAGTATGGTCGCATTAAATCCGCAACACGATTCCAGTTGGTATTTGTACCGCGTTGTAGTTCTTTAACTGCTAAATTAGCAGCACGGGAAAAGTTTGCACCTTGAGTTGCATTACCCGCACGTCCACCAAATAGCAAACCAACATTTGTTTTTAAGAATTCAGGAACGCCCAATTGCTTAGCAACGTTAGCGTCAAACGTATTGGCACCTTCTTGACCTGAACCCGCTTTTCCACCAAATTGTGATCGCAATGTGCTTGCTAATGAGGCAACCATTTTTGGGTTTTTAGTGTTTAAATCGCTTAATGCGCCACTTACATTTTCTTCAAGAATACGCGATAACGGAGATTGTGGATGTAAAGCAAGAGCTTCAATTAAATTACCTTTAGCTGTATATGCTTGATCAGCTGGAGATGTTCCACCATTTGGTTTGCGAAACTCACCAAGTAATTCATTTACGGCAACCTTAATACCTGCACGTTTAACCGCATCGATCATCTGTGCTTGATTATCACCTTGTGGCACAGGCTTATCAGAAAGCCATCGCATTTTGCTAGGCTCATCTGTTTTACTTGCTACTTCATCAAACTCAGCTTTAGTACGATCACTACGAATAGCACCTAAAACGCCATACTCTTGACCATCATTAAACTGCTTTGTCTGTGCTTTGATAGTGGCGGTATCACCTTTACCAATTGCACCTAGTAATGAGTTAGCACTGCTTGCCCATACTTTATATGCATCACCTAATGCATTAGCATCCCATCCATTTTGCAAAGCGTTTTGCGATGACCGTAAAAGCATGCCATAAGCTTTGCTGACATTAGCAACTGCATCTTGCGCTACCTGATTACCTTGGTTTTTTGTATAGGCTTCAGACAACTGCTTTAAAACAGGATCTGTACCTTTAGCATCTCCTTGAGCATAACTGCCATAAGCAGATAAAAATGCAGCAGGACTTTTAACTTTAGGATTACCAGCAGTAAACGCGTCAATATGTTCAATTGCACTAGGCAGTCCACGTGTAAATTGATTTACGTCAATTGTAGGACTTACGTTAAATGTAAAACGTGGAACAACATGTTGAGTACCAGCTTGGCTACCAGCTGTGACTACACCAGCTCCAGCTGTACCTGCTGGGACAACTCGTTCAGGTCGTCCACCAGCACGTGTTTTACGCATCTTAGACAGTTCTCCCGCTGAATAATTTCGCAGGAAGTCTAATTCTCGTGTCTCATCTCCAAGTACAGATCCAAATCCGGGGATAACTACATCACCGTCACTAACACGCTTACGTAATCCTTGTAATGCATCATCAACAGAACTAAATGCTCCACCAGCCTGTTGGATACTTACAGACGGACGTGGAGAATTTCCCGATGATTGACCACCGGGGTTGTATTTCTGTGGAGGCGTACGTGGCGTTGCAGTAGAAGAACCAAATGTGCCCTCAAAGATATATTGAGCAACATCTTTAGGAGTTAAACGCTTGGCAGCAGGTTTAGGAGCTGGTGCTGGAGCTGGTCCTGTTGGTGGTACTGGCTCATCACTTGGTGCAGCAGAACCCATTAACGCACGTGTTAGCATTGTAACTGCCATGTTAGTTACCCTTTGTATCCTTTACCTATAACCACTTTGCCACCTTTAAGGTGTTCTTTCTTTTCCATAGCCATTATCTGCGCTTTGGTTGGCGCCTTACTTAGTCCATGTTCTTTCATTTCCATTTTCCTAAGTTCAGCACCAGATGGTTTTGACTTTAAGCCATGCTCTTTTTTTTCAATGCCAAGTAAACCGCTCCACGACAAACTATTAATGTGTTTGTTCATATGGTTAAGCATTTACATTCCGCCTTTAACTCGACTTGGGCGCATAGGCATTTGCTGACCTGCAGAACCACCACCATATTGCGATGATTCCATCATTCGGCCCTTCATAGGCATTTCTTTTTTTGCAGAGCCTTTCATCTTGCCAGATCCGCAACTAGAACCTTTTTTATTTTTGATCCCCATCATTTTTGCCATAGATGCCATTAGTTTTGTCCTGCCTTTACGTTTGATACACCAAGTAAACGAGATGTTTTTGTTTGTCCCTCATAAGGAACAATTTTAGTTGCTGTTGGTCGTGTGCCTCCAGCTGCTTGATACGTCCGACGCTCCATTACACGTCCTTTAACAGGACCCATATCTGATGCATCATCTCGCATTTTTTCAGCTGCACTACGTGTGTCAACACTTTTTACACCAGCTTGCCCAGCTGCAAACGCACCTGCTGCCAATGTTCCAACAGATGCTAACTTACGTCCAGTTGAAGCACCTTTACTAGATGTAGTTTTTGTTCCGACAACGTGATTACGATTGCCAATTTTTTCACCACCCGGCTGATTAACACGACTTCGCATATCGGCTGTTTGTTTAGCCACATATGTGTTCATGTGATCTCTAGCAGTTTCTTTACCAAGGTCTTGATGTTGTCTAGCGTACGTTTTTGCAACATCAACATTCCTTGATGTCATCTCATCATCAATTCGGTTTTGACCTTGAAATTGCCTATGTTCTCGCCGTGTGTCGGATGCTAATTTACTAAATTTACGCTCAGCAGTATTGTGTTTTGCTGACAATGGAGACGTCGTTGTATTACTGCCTTTAATAACAGGAGGTCGTTTTCCAAAACTTACGCTTCCCGGATCTAATATAGATCGTGTTTCATCGCTATATGCATCACGTTTGAATTGTTTATCAGTAGCGCGTAATGCACTATGAAACATTGCATTGCGTACATCTTGTGATGGTCGCGCAAATCGACCTAAATCTAATGTTGTACGTGCTGTGTCACCGGGAGTACGCCGATAATCAATAAACGATGCATTATTAATAGCGCTTTGACTTAAACCCATAGAAGGCGGTTGCGACGATCCAATAGGACTCATACCACCGCGGCTATTAGAACGGCTACCACCAGTGGTTTCACCACGTGTTGTACCTACAGCTCGCGTTGTTGCGCCTTTGGCACGTGCTGCAGTTGCATCAGCACGACGTTGATCACCCGGACGATTTCCCTGTGGCATGATTACACCTACCTATCCATCAATTACAATTCCACGCTCGCAATGATTTATTAATGCGCGAGTTTGGATCGTTTGCTGTTTTACTTGAGGTGTTTACCCGTTTCATGCCTTCCATGCGAGCACAAAAAGATTTGCGCCGAGCTGCATCTTTAGGAGTTTTAGGAGTAGGTGCTGGCGGTTTAAGGTTAGCTCCAGTTGTACGCTTAAAATGCGCACGACCGGCAGAATTTAATCCACCCGCTGGGTTTTGATACTTCTTAACGACTCCCATTTGGTATACCTCATGGCATCATACACGGAATTATTACTGCGTATCATTACTTGCGGTATACTTTTGTATGCTGAAATTATCTTCACGCGAAAAAGAAGTCTTGCGCATGATTGGTGAGCACAAGACTTCTAAATATATTGCGCAACATTTGAATTTAAGTCCTAGAACTATTCAGTTTTATCTAGATCAGGTCTATGGAAAGCTTAAGGTCAAAGGTGCAAGAGCACGTTATCAGGCATATGAAATAGCCGTTGAAAACAATCTATTAGATTAATCTCCAAACGGATCTTCAATGTCATCTACCTTAAGTTGTCCTGCTGGACGAGGATTTGGCGGAGGAAGAGTTTGATCATCTTGCTCTTTACGTGAATCAAGTAGCGTCCATTGGTCTACAATAATCTTAATAGACTGCTTTTTTACACCTTCCTTGTCGGTGTAGTTATCTAGCTGAATCTTGCCTACAATGGCCACCAATCGCCCTTTAGTTGCATATGTAGCAAGTGCATCACCTGTTTGTCCAAATGCAGTACAGCTGAAGAAGTCAGTTTCTTTCTCTCTACCTTTGCGGTCTACTGCAATACGAATATTACATACGGATTTACCGTTTGTTGTTTGTTTAGACTCAGGATCTGCCACGAGTCTACCGATTAATGTAACATGATTTAGCATAATGTTCTCCCGGTCTATTATACCGTAAGTAATTGGAGGTAGATATGAGTATATTGAGTAGGGTAATCAGTAAGATTACTGGCAATTTAGCTCCTGAAATTGACGTCGCGTCTTTTCCATTGATGGAATATGTTGTTAACGGACAGATTAATCGCTTATTGACTACGCTTTCAGACAAAGACATAAATAAGTTGATTGGTGTATTATTGAGTGAATCGCGACGTAGGAAGCAAGGTAATTAATATGTTAAGGCAAATGCGCTCAGAAGGTATGAATAAAGGCGGAATGATGCACGGAATGAAGCACGGCATGAAAAAGGGCCGCTTCCGTGGTCGAGAAGAAGGCCCTTGTCCGGGATGTCACAAGAAGCCTTGTGAGTGTAATGATGCTCCATGCCCACGATGCAAGAAGATGTCTTGTAAGTGTTAGTCTTCCTCATCCATAATTAACTTAGATACAAGTATGATTGCATCTTGAGCAATTTGTTTATTTTCAGATGCAGCCATGATGGCATACCAAGCAGCTTTTAACATATCTGTACGATAGGACGCGCCTGTTTTACGACCTGCGCGTTCTATGTACTTTAAAATACTAAATTGATATGGATCAAGATTCCATTCTTTGACTAAGTCAATTGTTTGAATGTTGTGCTGTGTATAGTGTGTATTGTCTATCACCGATAATCACCAGTGCTTCCTAATCCACCTGTACCACGTTCACTTTTGATTTCAAACAGTGGTTCATCAGCAACAGCAATACAATCACACAACTCAACTGGAGCAAGAACTGCTTGTGCAATAGCCATCTTGTCCCTAATGATTTGAATTTCTTGGCTATGGTTAATTACAATAACCATAATTTCACCTTGATAATCCTGATCAATAGTTCCCGGTGAATTAAGGACAGCAAGTCCATACTTGAACGCCATACCACTACGTGTTCGGAGTTGCAGTTCATAACCCTTTGGGATTTTGACTTTCCACCCGGTCTTAATTACAGTGCGCTCACCCGGCTTCAATCGAACTACGCCTGTGTGTGCAAATACATCCCAACCTGAAGAACCGGGCGTCTTACGAGTAAACATGTACTCACGCCAGTCAATCTTAGAATCCCCAATCCATTGGACCTCAAGCTTCATTTTTGTATCCCAATGCAGCTCGAAGCATATCCATTACAAAGTTGGCTGGAACTTTTACTTTGTCACTGCGAAGATCATGAAGATATGAGGCTGCATCAACAATATTTAAATCTACAACAACATTATATTCTTCACCTTTTTGTTGTCGAATTGTATAAATAGGTTTCCCTGAATCTAATGCCATATGTACTTCTACATCACTCGTTGTGCCAAACTTTAAAATAACCATGTCATTTCCCTCTGTTAGATTCTACCGTAAGTAATCTCTCCTGTAAATAATTGATAACATCGTTCTGTAGATGTAGTAATGTTTTTACAGGAAACAACTCTCCATCAGCCCAAAGCTTGTAAATTACTGCAACAGCATCTGTAGCATCCATTATTTGAGTATGAGATGTTTGATCTTCTACTGACGGCTTTAGGAATAATTGTATTTTGACTAGTCCATCTTTTTTATGAACTATTACACTAATGTCGGATTCTCTACCAATAAGAATAACGTTAGTTACATCATGTGATGATTCAAAGTACATTACTTACTCTCCATGTAATGTGCCTCAAATGCACCTGTTGTTACAGGAAGTACTTCCTTTAAAACATTCCAGCAATCTTCAGCAATTGCCCTATGTTCTTCTTGAGTATATTTGTCTGTGCGTACGCGGCAGTAATGCAACCAGTCACGAACAGTGCCCTTCATGTAAAGGCGTGTGCCGACGCATAAAGGAAGTATAAGCCTTGCTGATTCCAGAGCAACGCCATTTTGAATAAGGTCATTGTACGTTCGTACAGCAAAAAGGACTGGAGCCAAAGCTTTGTTATCTGCGTTGAGTTGTTCTTCTGTATCTTCATATGGAACGCTACCTTGCCGATTAGTGGCACCTTTACGTCTCATCTTAGGCAGATCCATTTCAATCTTTGAAGGATCTGCATACCGTTGACTAAACTCTTGAAAGTGAAAACTTCTATGGCGAAGAATCTGTGCGGATATAGCCCTAGAAGTGTAGATCTCCATGGTTACGTCAACCATCTCAAATACCGACCAGTGCCCATGTTTAATGCAATACGTGAGTAACGCTGCATACTCAGGATTATCCTGATTACTAGAAGATACCCTTGCTAGGTGAATCATAAACTCTTCTGCGTTGGGTTGAATGTATTTAAGTGTGGCTGCCATCTTTCCTCCAATACCTCAGACGGGACTCGAACCCGTACGTCTTGCGACAACGGATTTTAAGTCCGTCGTGTCTACCATTTCACCACCGAGGCATGGCTTAGTATACCGTAAGTATATGTGGTATTATGTAGGCACAACGCGATGAAAACTTAAAAGTCCGCCCATCATGCCGATATGACAATTGAGTCGAGCGAAGTAAAAGCCCCTTCACAGAGGGGCTTTTTTATTACCACCAGAATATGGGATTGCGCATCCATCTCTAACTAGTTGTTCGTTGAGTGAGCAAGAGGCCTTGTCGGTTGTTACACGGACTAACCTGCGTCCATATTTGTCTGCTTTATGTTCTACTTGGATTGTGAATTTTTCAAGTCTAGCGGAGGCGTCTTCAAACCAGAACTTGGCTTCAAGGATTGCTTTCTTTCCTTCCGCCGTAGATTTCTCTGGCGTATCAATTCCGTGGAGCCTACAGTGCTGATCCACAAGCCATATGCCAAAACCGAGATCGATATCACAAACGAAAGTGTCGCCATCAACAACTCTTTTGTATCTGATGCCATATTCATACATTATCTATGCCTAGCCGCCTTTTGGGCAACAGTACGTGGTTGTGCTACAAACTGTTTACCTGCTCTATTACCTGCAGCCTTAGCTCGGTTAGTAGCAACTATTTCCGATTTGGAAAGACTTCCCCAAGCACTACTAGGTAAGTATCTTTTGGTTCCATTAGATGGAGTTCCATCACTAGTGCGCCATTTCTGATCAGTCCACTTAGAGAGGCTATTGTCAGCTTTCTTAGGGCCAACGTATGACCCTCCAGAAGACTTATATTGCTGTGTTGCTAACTGTGCTTTACGTGCAGACCACTCACCGGGATCCCCACCTTTAGTACCAGCTTTAACACTAGCAACAATGCGTTTCCATTTAGCTGGGTCTTTTTTAACTGCAGTACTCATGCTTATACCTTTTTGTTGGAGCGTACAGAATGGTCGCTGTTACGGCTAAAAGATCTATTAGCAGAAGGTGACCTAAGTATCAGATTAGCCATTGAATTAGAGCCACCCTT